CCAGTTTGTCTGCAACCGTAGTACCAGTGGGCGCGGTCGTTGCGTTGGCCGTAATCGTTGATCCGGACTTTGACCACGTTGCGCTGCCCCAATCTTCAGACTGCAAGCACAAATTCGTCCTCGCCTCCTCAACCAAGAAGCCCTGAGCCGCCAGCGTACTGGGGTTGTAGTCCAGGCGTGGGGCGTCAACCGCAGCAGAGGTCAGCGTGCCCGTGCTGTCGAAGTACGTGGCCGTGCTGGCACGGGTGAAGGTGATGATCTGCGAGAAGGTTTTGGATACGAGTGCCATGTTTTACTCCCAGACCACGTACTGCTCTGCAATTTGGTATTGCTCGGAAGTGAAATTGAGACTGATGGAGTCTCCGTTTTCACCCAAGTTGTTAGGTACGCCTGCAAACACCAGGTCAAGCGTCGGACCAAGCTGCGCAAACGGATCGTTTGCTGGCACCCCCGCAGAGATGCCGCCGTCGCCGTACACCCCACCATTGGCCATCCAGTCCTGACGGACTCGGTTGACGTATACCGGTGAGTTGCGGACGGTGATCATGCGTAGTAGCTCACGTTCAGTTTGGCACTGGCAGCCTGTTCAATGAACCGAATGCGCTGCAGATCGCCGTCATACGACAACACCGTTGAGATGGGCACGGGCATACCGACCGCGCTGGTGGGGTTGGTGCCGTCATCGCGCCAGCGCACCGCTTGAGTCTCGGGCGTGATGATGGCCAGTGTGGCCCCGCTTGGAACGGTCAGCGCTGCTGCGGCAGACAACGAAGTGATCTGCTGGTATCCCAAGCAAACGGTGGTGGATTTCAGTCCCATGAGTCAACCTCAAAAGTTTGGTTTGGTCAAGACGCCCGCAAAGACTTGACTTGTGCCACAAAACGTGCCCACAGTCCAGCAATTTTGCGTGTGATCTTTTTGTGAAACGGCCAAGACAACTCGTCTGGCACATCGTTGTAGACGTACATGGCGTCAGGCGTAGTAAGAAATGTTCAACTTAGCGCCAGCCGTTTGCTGGATGAACCGGATTCGGGATATGTCGCCGTCGTACTGCAGGGTCACGCCGGCTGCAAGAGGCATCCCCAGCGATGCGGTAGGCGCGCCGCCGTCATCGCGCCACCGAACCGCCGCGACTTCGCTAGTAATCAACGCAAACGAAGGGCGGCAGTTCAGCCCGTTGGCATCCGTAGATGGCGCGTTCAATGCTGTTGCCGTCGATAGTGACGTGATCTGCTCATAGCCGATACAAGACGTGATGGCTTTGAGGTTGATGGCCACTCAGAATCTCCCGCGTTCAGTGAACGAGCGCAATTTTATATCTAGTTGGACCGCAGTTTCTGGAGGCGTCGGGCCTTCCTCTACCGGGGGGAAGAAGTACCCCGAGAAGAACGCGGCAGCGAAGTACGTCTTAGGAAACATCGTAGGTCAGGCCCGTGCGGTTGCCGTTGGCGTCTACTGTGGCCGTGATCCGTACTGTACTGCCGTTCACGCTCTTGATCAAAATCGGCCCGCCAGGCGAGCCGGCCAGTTCGCCCGCGGCAGAGGCCGCGATCAACTTCAGCAAGTCGTTGGCCGCGTATGTTCCGTCGATGACTTGCGCCCAGACCGCAGCAGCCAAGTTCTGCGGACTGAGTTCGGTGAACGGTGTGATGTCGCCGCTCAAATTTCCCGTCGCCCTGATCGTGGCACTGTTTGAGAACTGCACCAGCGCAGCGCCCACGGCGTCGACGATGGCGCCGAGCGTGGCGTTGTTGACCGTGAACGAGAAGGACGTGCTGCCTGATGCGGACAAGGCACCAGCCAAGTTGCCTGCAAGGTTGAACGTGATGGACGTTGAACCTGACGCCGAGACAATGAGTTGCCCGTCTGCCGGGTTGACAGTAATCGTGACCGTCGAGTCACCGCTGATGTTGCGCCCTGCCGCGAGGTTCAGCGTACCCGGCGTGACCGTCACCACCAGATTGGTGAACGACGACATCGCCCCCGGCTTGTACGGCAGCACCCACGACGATGGCGCCAAGTGCCCGGAGGGGACGCCTGCCAGCTTGGACGGAATGCCCTGGCCTACGGACTGGTTCATCCGGTCACCACGCCTCCACATGGAACGGAAAGTTCCAGGCGAGCCGCCGATCAGGCGCAGGGGTAGCTGCGCCAGGAGCGTGGTGTTTGTCTTGAGAGCCATGCCCGATCAGCCCCAGCCGACCTCGACCGCGCCGTAGAAGTTCGTGGACGCCGCCGTAGCCGCACCCGCGAAGTAGAGCCACGTGAGACAGGCACCGTCCATCACCCGAGGAAGGCTCGGCAGTTGGTTGAGCAGATCCCGCTCAGCAGCGACGGACACGGTGGTCAGCGGCAGCGTCAGCAGCGGCCTAGCCAAGCACAGCGCCCCGGTGCCAGTGTTGGCCGCGCTGAAGGTGACCGTCGCCACGGTAGACACGCCCGTGTCGCCCGATGCCAGGGGTAGGAAGGGGCCGTAGTTGTTCGCTGCGGTGCCTGAGTGAGAGATGTGCCCCACGATGCCGGAAGCCGTCATGGCGACCGTCACCGGAAGCGTCCTGCCTGCTGTTGGCACTGTGTTGCTGTAGCTCAGCGCGATGTTCTGCGCCGTGGCGCCCGCTGCGGCGGTTTGCACCCAGAACAACCTGCACCCGGCCCCGTTGGTGTAGCGCAGGCTGGGCGTGCCCGTCAGGGTTTGTGCCGTGGCCGAGTTGTTCGTGATACCGGGCCAGTAGCCCTGCAAGTCCACCAGCATCAACTGCGCCGGAACGCCTGTCGCCACAGAAGTGAGCGCCGCGACGTTCAGAACGTGCTTCGTGTCTGGGCTGACATTCCCGCCGTGCGGCAGGCCGAAAATCTGCGTGCCGTTGCCGGTGGTTTCGTCGCAGGTTCTCCACGCCAGCGCAGTGCCCGCAAAGGCGTTGGCGACAGGCGTTCCGGCCAAACCGCTGAAGTCATACCACCGTCCCGCCGTGTAGGCTGAACCGCCCGTGATCTTGTTCCAGTCGGCGCGGTTGAACTTGCCGCTTGTGATCTCGTTGACGAGATCGTCCATTGAACTGAATGGCATGGTGATTCCTTACGGTGTCCAGATGAATTGCGCCTGCCCCACCATCGGCAACAAGCCGCTTGTCTGGGTGGATATGTTGTAGATGTAATTGAGAAACGCGCCGTCCAAAATGCGCGGCAACGCCGCCTGTTCGCGTAAGAAGTTCTTCTCGACAGTTGACGACAACTCGTTGGCGGACATCGTGAACAGCGGCTTAGCCAACAGCATCACGCCGAACCCGCCCACGCCTGCCGCAAGCTGCACAGACTGCACAGACCGCACGCCCCTGTCACCATCGGCCAGCGGGAAGAACGGCCCTGCAGAGCCCCCGGAGGTGCTGATCATGTTGGGTCCAATGACACCAATGCCGCCCGAGGCTCTGTACGCTGTCGTAATGGTCTTGGCAACGCCGTCTTGGTTGGTGTAGTTGATGGCGATGTTCGTGGCAGTGCTTGTTCCAGGCGTTTGCATCATCATCAGCATCCGCACACCCTCGCCGTCTGTGTATCGCGGCAAGGTCACATCGTTGGTCAAGTCTTGCTGGTCGGTGTTGTCCAGGTCGATGTACGGGTAAAACATCAAATAGTCGAGAAAGTAGACCGAAGGCAGAAAGCCCGTGGTGCCGCCATGCGTCAACGACATGCTGAGCAGATACCGCTCCGTGCTGATGCCAGGGCCGACATAGATGCTGTTGTTTCGCTGGCCGATGAGTTGCGTGGCCTCAAGCGCGGTGCCAACGTATGCGTTGTAAGACGGGATGCCGCTGCCGACGCTGAAATCACCAAACGGGTTGGTCCCGAAACTACCGTAAACCGATGTGCGGATGAAATGCTGGATGTGATGCCGCCCTTGCTGGACGGCATCTGCCACCTCGGCAACGGACCTAAACGGCATCAGGGTCCTCCAGCGGTATCCACTCCACCTCGTCAGGCGACCATTCCACGCCCCCGTCAGGATGCTCCGAGCAGGCCGACAACTCGGTGTCTGTCAGCGTCAGCAACTCCCGGCAGTGGGCGCAGCGGTACACCACATCAGTCCACCGTGGCGGTCATGGCACCAGCAGCGAACTGCGGCTGGATGCCGTTGCTGATGGACAGGCTGGCGTTCAGTGCGCCCTTGAGCAGCAAATTTCCAGTACCGGTAGAGTCCGTGCCGATGCCGAAGTGCGTGGCCGTGGCGGACCCCGCCGTACACTGACCGAACTGCACCAGCGCGGTGTTGGCGATGGTGGAGGTTGTCCGCGTCCAGCCGCCTGCCGTGCGGTTCACAGCCACGCGGGCGTAGCCGGTATAGCTGATCTCGTTGGTGCTCTGGTTGCCCGCCTCTCCAGGGTCTGCGCTGTGCAGCGAGATGTAAAACGAACCCGCCGTGGCGCTGTTCTGCAGGCCAGCAGCGTCCCCGATGTTGGCCCAATCGACGTTCAGGAACAAAAGGTCGAGAAGTGCCGCTTCGGCGGCGTTGGTCATAGACATGGTATTTCCTTACGCCAAAAACTTCAGTTTGTAGAGCGAAGACAGGTATTGTCCTACGATTTCGTCAATGATGTTCTGCAGCGGCGTGTCTGTTTTGTCGCAGACCTTGTACCGCATGTCCTCGACATCCTTGAGGGAACTCTCCAAGAATTCCACGATGTTGCCCGTCTTCTTGGCGCTCATCAAGGTGATTGGGCCAATCAGCCCGTGCCGACCCTGATACGCCTCGGCAAACTTGTCCGTCAAGTCCAAGATGTTGTCGTAAAACTCGTTGAGCGCCGAATGCTTGGAAAACGACCTGGTGTTCAGATGGACCGAATGGGCCACATCGCGGGCCAGAAACAGATGCCCCACAAAATCGGCGCAACTCATACCGGCGCCCCCATCGGTTCAGCCATCTCAGGCATCTCAGGCATCTCGCGCGGTTGCATAGGCTGCACCAGATCGCCAGCCGTCATCACGTCGCGCAGGGTCTGCATGACGACCTCCTGCACCTGCTCGGGCTGCATCCCTGCTGCCACGGCCTGCAGACGCCTCGTTTCGGCCTCGTAAGCCTTGATATCGGCGTCGGTACGGGCCTTGAACTCGTCGATCTCCAGCCCGCGGGCTTCCATCGTCTGGCTGATGTTCTGGAGCATCTTGTGCATCTGCTCCATCTCTTGACCCATCGCCTGAATCTGCTGGTTGGCCGCTTGCAGCGCCGGGTCTTCGTCCGCGTCGCCCAGAATCTTCGGGTCGATAGTCTTGGCGAACCGCTTGGCCATTTCCTGCGCGCCAGGCCAGTCCATGTTCTTGACGAACAGGTCGCCCGCGATGCCCCACAGTTGCGGGTTGCCCTGCAGAAGCTGCGCCATTGCCTCCAGCGCCTCTTGACGCTTGGTCGCGTAGCCGGGACCAGTCACCACCACCACGTCGTACTTGCCGACGCTGGGGTTGTAGATCTTGTCGATGACGATGCCCTGTTGATCGACGATCTTGCGCACCGGCTCCGGCTGCGCAGGGTCAAACTTGACCATGCTGGACTCGCCGTCTTCGCCAACGATGCGAGCGATGCGCTGCGTGTCGTAGATCTTGGGGATCAGATCCACCAGTTGGCGAGTAACATGACGCACAGCCCGAGCCAGATTATCCACATAGTGGTACGTCCCCGTGTCGCCTTCACGCTGGCGGGCCAGGATGGCCTTGCCTGAGCGCTCGTTGCCTTCCAGCCCCAGCGAGGCGTTGTACTGCCCCGTGGTGCCCTTGATGTCCTCTGAAGCCCCCATCTTGGCTTGAATCAGGCCCGTCTGGGCCATCGGAGGCATGGCGCGCTGCGGCAGCGGCAGCGTGTTGCCCGCGCCGTCCGTCACGTCAGGGTTGACCTCCAAATACGGCCAGTTCTGGGTGTTTGCAGTCTTCCACTGCATCTCGTACCCTTCAAACTGCCCGCCGTAGCCGATGAACGGTGCCTTTGGAGCCAGCGCCAGCATCTCGGCCTCTTGGCTGGTCCAGTAGTTGTACATCCGCTGGGCGTCCTTGGCGTTGCGCACCAAGCCCGAGACGTACACCCGGCCATCGACCTCATACTCGTTGCCGACCACCCGCACCACGGGGATGTACTTGCCGGCCCACTCCTGCTCCTCAAGGATCTCGTAGCCGTTGATCTTGCACCACTTGACGCGCTTGCGGTCGGCTTGGCGGCTGCGCAGCGGCTTGCCAAACATCGCCTTGAGTTGCTTGTCCTCGGGCGTGCCGGCAAACGCCGTCTGGTTGCCCGGATACAAGTTCAGCGTGGCAGGGTCGTATTCGACGTAGAAGTACTCCGCGATGCGTACCGTGTCTTCTTGCAGCCACTGGCTTAGGGACTGGTCGCCCACGCCCAGACTCATCAGCGTGTTGGCCGGTGACGCCTTGGGGTACAGCCGGTGGTACTCCTCGCGGGTGATGTCCTCGGTGATAAAGCACCACTTGGCGTCCGACCCGCACGGGTCTTGGATCATCGGGTCCATGTAGACCGAGAACGAGTTGCGCACCCGCCCAATCTTGATGTCCTGATCGAAGCTGTTGTCGTCGCAGTATTCGGTCAGCAGCCGGATGTAGCCCTCGCCGAACGACACCTGGTTCTCGCAGGCCGTGTCGTAGGCGACGTCGGCATCAGAGATGTACTCGATGTGCCGCACCACGCCGTCAAAGATTTCTGCGACCTCAATGTCGGCCTTGTCGTCGGCCGGAATTACCTTGCCGCTGGGGCGGTTCTGCCGCTGGTCGTTGGTGACCTGGCGGACGTGCTGCGGCAGCTTGTTGATCGTCAGGCACGGCCTGGCGTTGATCGTTTGCCCCTGCACCGCGCCGCGGGTGGCCAAAACGTCTGCTGGCCACTGCCAGTGGTTGTCCGGACTGCCGGCGAAGAACTTCAGGTCGTCAAGCTCGTCCTCTCGACTTTCCCCATATGCCGAGATCGCCTGATTCAGCCGGGTGCGCGCGGTGGCCAGCAAGTCCGATTCGGACTTGTTTTTGCCCCCGCCGCCGTTAGCGACGGCTGCTGCGGCGGTGATTCCCGTGTAATCGGCCATTACGCCCCCATCCAACTCGCCGACATTTGGCTTCTGTCGCGCATTGTAAGCGTTCTGGGGCGCTCCACGCGCTCTCGGGAGGCCACAGGAAAGGCGAACGTGACCGCCAGCGCGTCAGCAGCGTCGGGTGAGGCCAATCCCCGCGATTTCATGTCCTTTTTCGACTCCAGATAGATGGTTCCGCTGCTGTCGGGCTTGGTTTTCGGCCCCGTCAGGTCCGTTTTCAGTTGCCGGTCCTCTTTGATGGCCGCGGTGCGCAACCAATCGCGCATCGCGCCCCACATTTCGGCCCGTTTGTTGCCCCACATGACCTGATTCTTGGCTTTCCAGCCAAAATTAACGCCGCGCACCTTATACCGCTGTTCGTTCAGCCTGTCAAGGATGCCGTACCCCAGCCCGCCCTCGTCCAGCACCACCAGCGTGGGCTTGAAGTCCTCAATCGCCTCAATGACGTGCCCCACGACCGTCATAGTGTCGTCGCCCCGGTAGCGCCGGATCTCCAGTATGTCGCGCCCCTGCCTGGCAACGATGACGGTGGAGTCCGCCCCGCTGCGCGCCGGGTCCACGCCGATCACGATGGGGGCTCCGGGGTCTTTGTACTTGGCTCGCTTGAACGCCTCATCGACCAGCCTTGGCGCGATAAACTGCTCATCCCCCGTTGACGGGAACTCGCCGTAGACCTCAATGCGGGCCTGCGGGCTGTCCTCGCCGTACTCTTCGATGATCTGCTCGTAAACGCTCTTGTCCGTGTCCTCGACCGTGCGGGCGTCGATCTGCCGCGTGTTCCAGAACGCCCGCTTGGCGTTGAAGCACTCGTAAAAGTACCCTTGGTTGCGCCGCGGGTTGCTAAACGCCAGCCAGAACCTGTGCGGCGTGTTCTCTGTGAAGAAGCCCTGCGCCACGTCCCAGATCGTGTCCGGTATGCCGCTGGCTTCGTCGAAGATCAGCAGCACGCCGTCTGAGTTGTGCAGGCCGGCGTAGGCGTCGGGGTTCTCCTCCGACCACAGCCGCCCCTCCGCGCCCCAGTACCGCGTGCCCTTGCGCAGGTCGCGCTCCACGATCTCACTCAACCACTTGGCCGGCGTGATCCGCGTGGCGCTGATCTCCCACCAGTGGCTGTTGATCAACATCGCCAACCACTTCGTGATCTCGGCCCATGTGATCGAGCGCAACTGCGCCTCGCTGTTGGCCGACACGATCACGCTCGCCCCGATGCGCGTGGTCAGCATCCACACCACCAACCAACTCACCAGCGCCGACTTACCGATGCCGCGGCCTGACGCCGTGGCCATGCGCAGCACCTGGTAGGCGTCTATGGTCTGGTTTTTGGCGATGTGGTCGCGGATGTCGCGCAGCACCTGACGCTGCCACGCGCGGGGCCCTTTGTGCTTGGCCAGCGGCGTGCCGTTCTCACCCCACGGGAACGCGAACAGGACGAACTTCTCAGGGTCGTTCGCTATTGCCGGACTCCAGAGCCTGGCCATCAAGCCTTGCTCTTGGTCCGCCGAGAACCGGGGCTCTTGCATCCGTCACCTCATGTACGAGTTCCAACACCCGCGACTGCGCCTGCTCAAGCGCCGCCGTGATGCTGATCTGCTGCGCCACGTCGATCTGTACCTGCTGCTTGGCCACCCAACCGTGGACGTTCTGCAAGATCGCCAGCGCCGCTTTGTAGTCGCCGTTCATCGCCGCCTCATGCACCACCGCGGACATGGCAAGCTCGCTATCCGCGCGGCCCTTCTGCTCGGCCAACTCCGCAATCGGGTCCAATTCGCGCAAGCGCCGGTACTCGCTCGGCAACAACCCTGCCGCTAACGCCAGGTTGTCGCCCTTCAACCCCAGTTTCGCCGCGTCATACACGCGGTTCAGCACGGCCTCCGTGGCTTTGACTTCGCGGATGGTCAGCGGGAGCGACTTGAACATGGCGGTCTGAGTATAGCGTAAGCCTTTTCCGTTTGTGTTTGCAAAAATAATTTTTGCTTGTGGCCCCAAAAAATAAAAATTGTCTGCGGCCCCTTCGTTTTTGACCGCTCAGGTCGCCGGCCCTCCCCCTCCCCCCGTCTGGCGCCTGGCCGCACGCCGTCTGGCGCCTGGCCGCACGCCGTCTGCAGTCTGCTAGGTCATTAGGTCATGCCTATCGAGGCCGCTGCCCGGGGCAGCATGGCATCTTGGCGATAGGCAACCTATGCCATGCCATGCCATGCGCCTATGTGGCCTTAGGGGCGCGAAGCTGCGCGCCGGTGGTCTTGAGGGTCAAAAAGCTTATAGGTCATGGTAGGCGCTCTGGGCATAGCATATCGGGGTCGCGCCGGACGCGTGCGCCGCCATGCCCATATATCAGTATATGCTTATATACTTATATATCTTCTTTTGATTGACAGTCAATCATCCAATAGCCTAGAAAGCATATCCCCCTAGAAGATGAGCCGCGCTGAGGCGCCTAGATCATGGGCTAGCGGCAAGGCTAAGATGGCGGCGCTGCAGCGCCTATTCCCCTGCGGTCAAGTTAGGTAACGCCATTCCCTGGCAATCATCATATGATTGGCAAAGCCCCTACACTTTACTGGGTGAACGACAATCCCGTACATTAACACCTGTCGCGCGATTCCCGCGCGTAACCTAGGTGACCTAACATGACCAAGATTCAAATCCGCGAAGTGACCACCGCTAGAACCGCTGCCGACCTCGGCATGCATGACATGGCCGCGCGCATCATCAGCGCGCTTATTCGCTGCGCGATGCGCCAACGTGACATCGCCGAGTTGCGCACCATCGCGCGCGATCTCGGCGTTACCAATCACCCCGACTTCATCTGCTAAATCAACCCGGCGGGGAGCGATCCCCGCCAATCAACCCAGAGCACTACACCATGCGCACACGTCCCATTGATGTCCTTTTCGCTTGCGCTTTCGGCGCAGCTCTCGGGCTTTTGCTCGCAGCTTTCATTTGAACGGAGAACCACCATGCCAAACACCAACAGCTTGATCGTTTATGACGGCCCGTCCGTTATCGATGGCAAGCCGATTGTTGTCATCCTGACGGGGCTTGACCAATCCAGCGCTAACGGCAAGACCGGCGATCTGGTGCAGTCGTTCATCATCCGGTCGGACGTCGCGCCTACGGATGCCCTGAAGACAGGGGACGATGCCAGCGTATGTGGTTTGTGCCCGCATAGGCCCCTTATCGCAAAGATGCTCGAGCGCGCAGGGCTTCCCTCGGCGCCGTGCTACGTCAACGTAGGCAAGTCGGTTCTGGCAGTGTTCGGCGCGTATCGTCGCGGGTCATACGCTCGCGCATCATCGGTTGACCAAGTGCGCGCCGCGCTGCAGGGTCGCAAGCTCCGGCTTGGCACGTACGGTGACCCTGCGGCCGCTCCGGTGGAGCTCTGGTCGCTGCTGGTGAGCCTATCCGCCGGGCATGTTGGATACACCCACCAATGGCAAGCCCACGGGTTCGACCATGCCGCATGGTCGCCACTGGTGATGGCGAGCGCCGATACCGCTGCAGAGGCCGCACAAGCTCAGTCCATGGGCATGCGCTATTTCCGCGTATCCATCGGGGTTGACCGTCAACCCTTGGAGGTCACATGTCCCGCCAGTGCCGAGGGTGGTCGCAAAGCCCAGTGCAGCGACTGCATGTTGTGTGCCGGCACCAGTAAGGCCGCGCGCAGCATCGTTATCGCTGATCACGCTGCAGGGCATGAGAAACGCTCCCGCATCATTCCAATCGTCCCTCTTACCCGTGCCGAACAAAGGGACGCCGATCGGCTTGAACGTGCCCTTATGACGGCAGAACTCGATCGAGCATTGGCCGCTTGACATATCCGCCTAGGCGCCCGCGTGGCGCCTATGGGATGCGCCCAGCATCATTTCATCGCAACACCAAAGGAAAGACATGACAAACGATGAACCCGTTTGGCGCGCACCATGCGCCAATCATCCTGATTTGTCCGTGACGGTATCGCGCACCATTGTCGGCACCTATCGCATGGTATTCCGTGACGATGATGCTGGCGCCGTTATCGAATCGCGCGTTTTCCAAACCCAAAGCGCTGCGGATAACTGCGCTCGCATCCTTGTCAATCAACCCTGAGGAGACAACACCATGAAAACCATGCAAGCCCGTTACCCGGGGAAGTGTTCCCGTACTGGTGCCCGAATCAATCCGGGTGACACCATCGTTTACGCTGGAAAGGGTCGAGCCTATCTGTCCGACCTCCTACCCGCTGTTGACCCTGATTTGTCTTTGGCACGGTCAATTGACCCCGAACTGGCGGATGCCGACCCGGATGCTGCAGCGCACGCGGGCCGGTATCTGCGCCAGAGTCTGGAACGCGGCGTCTCCCATCTCTGGACGTCCGGCGGACGGGAGTTCTACCGGAACCGCCGGGGGCTTTGTGAGGATGCCCCATGCTGCGGGTGCTGTAACGCATAGGTGCGCACCATGAGCCGATCCAACCCCATGTACCACGCCACGCCACCACGCCCCCGCCCGTGGCCGTTCCCCGCCACGCTACCGGCGCCAGGCCACGCCCCGGACCCCCGGCCGGTGCGCGCGCCTAAGCCCTCGCCAGCATCGATGCCCGATGCACCATTTTGAAAGGATCACACGCTATGGAATTGGAAACCATTAGCGCCATCGTAGGCGCGCACGACGACACGATAGAACTGTCATTCGATCCGGTGCATGCCGGGTGCATTGTGTGGTATCGCTACCCCGAGGTAAGCGAAGACTGGCAATCCAGCCCCTTCCAAGCGGCCGACCTGCGCCACCTGTCCGACCAAGATGCGTGTGAGTTTGTCGACGCATGGGTGGGCTGACCATGTACGGACCCGCAATGCCCTGTCTTGACCCCGACAAGCCCCTCACCCGCGAAGAGCTGGACGACGAACGCTGGGAGCGCCGGCGCGCCCGTGTGCTCACCCGTGCCCATATCGAGCACCTAGAAACCGCGCTACGCTGGGCGCTTGAACAAATTGAGGATGATCTTTGCCCGGACCACCAGGCCGCGCTGGCGGACGCTTGGTCACTTTTGGAGGATGAATGATCTGGGCCGGCCTGGCCCTGCTGCTGGCCGCTGGACTGATCATAATCCTTGATCTATAGTCGGGCCTGCCAACTTTCTCCTGTCACCCCTCGGGGTCTTCAAGCCCGCCAGGCCACAAGCCCGGCGGGCTTTTTCTTGCCTGTCAGCCCTTGACCCGCGCGATGATGTCGGCGGCGCTGGGCTCGGGCAGATCCACCAAGCGGCGCGCCTCGCTCTTGCTGCCGGTCCAGTCAGGCGCGCGGAACACGTGTTTCTTCGTCGGGTGTTCGACCGAGTAAACCCGCCCCATGTCTTCCCAACCGGCTTCACGAAACGCATGCAGTAGGGCAGGGACTACCAGCTTGATATGGGCCGGTGCACGGGCCTGCAAGCCCTCCAGGAACCCCTGCCAAGGCCCGCCAACGACCCCACGCGCGAACAGGCCCACGCGGTGCGTCATCTGCTCAACCAACCACGCCTCAGACCCGCTAAGGCCCGCCTGCAGCATGATGGCCTTGGCCTCCGTCATGGGCGGCGCGGCGCCAGGCTGGAACGTCGAAACATCACGGGCATGCAGCCAGGCCGCCACGCTCGCCAGGCCACCGCCCGCGTACCAGGCCCACAGGCGCGCCGCAACGTCGGGGGGCATGATGCCGGCCTCGGACCACAGCACGAACCAGCGGCGGTCATCGCTAGGCAGTGAGATGGCGGCACGCTCATTGGAGAACGCCAGCACCAGCAGCCGGTTGGCCGCATCGTAGGGGTGTAGTCCCTTACGCTGGATTGAAATCAACTCGGGCGGCGCGGCCAGCAGGGGCTTCAGGCGATTCTCCAGCGCGCGGCGATCGGACGCCTCGGGCTGGCGCAGTTCGTTGAGCACCAGCACCTCGGACTCGAAAGCGTAGCCCCACTGGGAATTGATCTCCTCGTTTCTGACGGTCGCAACGTTCGTCTTCCCCTCGCCGCCCACCGCCCACAGGAACGGTGCCCACAGTGAATCCTTGCCGCTGCCAGGCCGGCCGGCGTGCAGCACGCCGTGATTGATCTTGATGCTGGGCTGCTGGACCTTGAACGCCATGATGTTCAGGACGTGCTCACGCTCTGCCGGGTCCGGGATCATCCGCTCGGCGTGGTCCAGCCACGGGCGCACCGCGGCGTCCGAGGCACCCCCAGTGACCGCCGGGCGCCCGTCGCGCCACTTGTTGCCGAACACGCCACCGGCCCGGGCCACCAGCACGTCATCACCCGCGCTGTAGGCGATCCCGTCCAACACGCGCCCGCCCTTGGTCTGGCGGTGCTCGTCAAAACAGATCGACGCTTCGATCTTGGGGTTCTTGCCGTGGATCGACCTGCAACTAACGTGCCGGAACAGGGCGTTGAAATTGGTTCTCGTGAACTGGCGCCGCTCGCGCATGTCGAAGTACGCATCGTCTGATACCACGTAAGCAAACCGGTGCCACCAGTCGGCCTTATCGGTCCGCGCGGCCTCGGCGCGGTCCACCTCGGCCATCACCTCGGCCACCGCACCGGCCAGCTCGGGCGTGGGGGTCAGCCGTCCAATGGTCTGCAGCATCGCCTGCTGCAGCAGTTCGTCGCGCAGACCAGGCGTATGGCGCGGCCCGCCACGCTCGGCCACCCACTCAAGGAACCAAGCGCTGTCAAGGTCAATGCAGTGCGAGTGCAGGCAGCAGAACGCCCGCCCACTGGGCAGGTAGCGGCCCTCGGGGTTCCCGTCGGTATGCGCCTCGGCGTTGGGGCACACCACGCCCATCCAGCCCTCGGTGTTCGGACGCGACAGCACCAAGCCCTGCTCGGACAACCATGTCGCCACGTCATCAGCCCCGTCATCGGACAGGCGCACCGGGCGCGGCCCCAACGACTCCACCACCTCGGGCGTGACGCCCAGGCCGGCGCAGATCTCGGCCAGCGTGTATTCACGCGAGCGGTCCCACTCCACCAGGCGCGAGGCGAACGCATCCTTGCCGGGCTTGAAGTTG